GGATCTATGCATGCTAGTCACATCCCCACAGGTGGCATGGCAGTCAAGTTCTTTTCTTCCACTGTCATTAAACTCTGGTCGTCTGAGGCTGAGGCGAATGCTATTAAAGCTGGGATTAAAGTTGGCGACAAGATCATTGAACAAAGGGTTGGACGACCAGTTAACTGGATTATTGATTACAACAAACTTGGTCCCCCAAATCTATCGGGACAATACGACTTTTATTACCAAGGGGAAACTCTTGGTGTAGATGGTATTGGCGAAACCCTAGACGTTGCAGAAATGTGTGGCGTTGTAGAAAAGGGCGGGGCTTGGTATACAGTTAATGGAGAAAGACTTCAAGGCAGAGCCAAAGCGGTTCAGTATCTTAGGGATAATCCAGAGGTTGCAGATACACTTCGTGAGGAGATTGATGCCAAATCTAGATGAGTTTTTAAATAAAGATATTAAGCAAAAGGAATACGAACTAGAACGTATTCCAGGACTTAAGGCATGTGCTACATGCGATGAAGATGTTAATGGTGCCACATGGGATCCAATAGAGTTGGTTATGTCTTGGACATGCTCTAAAGGACACAATACAATTTTTAAGGTTAACTAGTGTCAGAAAGATCAGAAGTAAAAAGAGATGGCGCCAAGGCTCAAAAGAATAGTGGCCGTGGAGATTATCAAAAAGGTGATGCTAAATGGAACCAGTTCCTTGTGGATTACAAAGAGGCATCTAAATCTTTTACTTTAAATAAAGAAGTTTGGGCAAAGATATGTACAGATACATTTAAGGTTAATCGAGACATGCACCCAGCATTAAAGATTATTATTGGAACGGATTCCAAGGTTAGACTTGGAATTATTGAGTGGGCGGTTCTAGAAGAATTGATCCAGTTTTGGGAGGACAACAATGACTAGCATGCTATTAATCTCTTTAGCTTGTTTTGTAATTGGTTATGGACTAGGTTTGTTTGTAGATAAATGGGATAAGAGGATTAAAAATGGCAGAAGATAAGAATACCCTTGAGCTAATAAGTCAGATCACAGAGTTTAATGATCTTCATGAGTTTATGAAGGACGAACATCTAGACAAGGCTTTGGCTATTGTAGTAAAGCTATTAGTAAATCCAGATGTGCCATCTGCTAAATCCCCTATGCTTATTATGGAGCTACAGGCAATGTCAACAAAGTTTGCTGTTATGGCTTCATACTATTCAACCATTGCAAAGGATAAGGCTGGAACCACAAATAATAATAAGAAGAATGTTTATTATTCATTAAAGGAATCCATAGACAAACTAGTAGATGCACTTAAGTATGTAGTTAGGTACAACTCGTGAACTGGCTACAGGCTACGATTATATTTGGTCCCGTTATTATTCTACTAGCGGCTTTTTGGAAGGATATTAAATAATGGGCAGAGACATAGTAAAGAATCTTAAATTTAAAAAGCATACAGGAAAGTTTTTTGATCCAGAAAAGTTTGCCACACTGCTTGATGAAGCATACAGAAATACTAAACGTGCTGATGGTGAGATGACTAAGAAGTCATTTAGCCCAAGCTCTTTGGGATATGGTCATGGCACATGCCCTAGATATTGGTACATGGCATTTAGTGGTGCAATGTTTATTGATGACAATGATGCAGTTGCGGTTGCTAATATGGCACAGGGAACACAGGCTCACGAAAGATTGCAGAATCTAATTAAGACTATGCCAGAGTGGAAAGCAGAAGAAGAAGAGATCATTAATGATTATCCTCCTATTCGTGGCTTTATAGATTTAATTATGGAATACGATGGCGAGACTGTCATTGGTGAAATTAAAACTGCTAAGCAAGAAGTTTGGGATGCTCGTCAGTCTGAAATGAAACCAACCCCTAATCACATGCTACAGCTTTTGACCTACATGAAGTTAAAGAATGCAAAAGAAGGATTCTTCCTGTACGAAAACAAGAATACTCAAGAGCTTATAGTTATTCCAATTTCAATGAACGAAAAAAATACTAAGATAATTGAAGATACTTTTATCTGGATGAGGGAAGTCTGGGATAACTTTAAGGATGGCGATCTTCCAATGAAGCCAGCAGGTGCGTCTAAGTATAAACTTCCATGTACATATTGCCCAGTCAAGAAAGAATGCTATTCAAAAGAAACTCCAGTCGGAACAGTCCAGATAGAATTGTTTGCGGTACCCAAGACATGATTTGTGCAAACAAAGACTGCGCCAAAGAGTTTGAGCCAAAAACACATAATCAAAAATACCATAATGATGAGTGCTGCAGAGTTGCAACAAACAAAAGAATTATGGAAAAGTATTATGAAAAGAAAGCAATTAGACAGGGTGCAACCCGTGGTTGTAAAAAGTGTGGCTCACAGCTTAGCAGATATAATGACACTCAGCTATGCGCTTCATGTCAAAAAAAGATAGATATTACAAAGAGATCTAGTATATTGGACAGGCTAAATGAAATTAGCTGACCTTATAAAAACTAAAGCCAATAGAGTCTTAGGCATAGACGCCTCTACAAACTCAATTGCCTTTTGCCTAATGGAAAACGATATCCCACTTAAGTGGGGTAAAGTCGATCTTGTGGGTGCAGATATATATGAAAAAATATATGACGCTAAGGTTAAAATGCATGCGATGCTTGATGAGCTAAAAAGCGATTATATTGCTGTCGAGGGAGCGATTCTTGTTAGGTCTCCCGATGCTGTAATAAAACTATCTTATGTTTATGGGGTAGTTATTGCTGAGCTTATGGCAACTGGCTCTAGCGTGATCACGATATCCCCAAGTTCTTGGCAGGCCTATATTGGAAATAAAAATCCCACAAAGGATGAGAAGGCGGGGATAAGGGCAAAGAACCCAGGTTACGCAGACTCTTGGTATAAAACTCAACTTCGTAATATGCGTAAGCAAAGGACAGTGGATTACTTTAATAAGAAATATGATATTAAATTAAACGACTTCGACGTAGCAGATTCATTTGGAATTGCTCATTATGCTAATAAGGTTTTAACGGAAAGATGAAATTATATCAAAGTAAAGAGTGGCTATATAGAAGATATGTAGTCCAAAAAAAGACGGTGACAGAGATAGGCAAAGAGTGTAATGTATCTGCTATGACCATACAAAGATACCTAGACCAGTTTGGATTAATTAAAAAAAGATGAGTAAAGATATATGGCTAAATGCTAACGAACAGACAGCAGGAGATTTAATTCTTACTGGGTATACAGGATCATTCAAGGATATGCCAGTGTATGATGAAGTCAAATCTCTATTTGGAAGCGGATCGACAGCCCTAGACTTTGGTTGCGGGGTAGGAAGAAATTCAGTAGCGCTTTCAGAAACATATGATAAGGTTATTTCTTTTGATCTTCCTAGTATGATTAACCTAGTTCCAGAAGAAAACAGGCTGTCAAATATAACCTACACATCAGACTGGGAGTATGTAAAAAGCCTTAAGATAGATACAGTTTTGGCAAGCTTAGTGTTCCAGCACATTGAAGACTCAGAATTAGATTCATATTTAAATGATCTGTCTCAAATAGTGGACAGACTGGTTCTGCATAGTCGAACATGGATTGATCATTCTGCCTCACAGGTATTGCCAATTGTAGAGAAATATTTTATAATTGACACCATAGAGTACTCAACAGATCCCAATAATCCAATTGATGATCACTTTGTTGCAACATTGAATAAGAGGGAATAGGCATGGCGGCATACCCAGAAAAAGAAAAAGGCTATCAGATGTGGGTTACAGATCTTCAATTAATGGCAACATCTGCCCCATCAGGCAATAAGATTATTACAGAGTGTCTTGAAATAGCAGGGATGCTAATTGAAAAGAATATATCATACGGAGACTCAGCCTTGTCCCCAATTAGAATATTTTCTCAGGCGGATAATCAAGAACAAATTAAAATTCGTATTGATGATAAGATAAATAGAATTAAGAATGGCTCAGGATTTGCAGGAGATAACGATATTGATGACATGATTGGTTATTTGATCCTGCTTAAAATTGCTAAGAAACTTGCTATTTCAGTCGACTAAGAGTATACTCTAGTATATGTCTGATATAGAGTTGACCCACCATTTTGACCGCATGAACACTGTTGTGTCAGAATTGCTTAAAGGTAATAACCCTACCCAAATCGCCGCCATAACAGGCTTTAAGAGGGCCGAAGTAGTTGAGTTGATAGATGAGTGGAAGACAGTTGCTCACAACGACACAGCGGCCCAATGCAGAGTTAGCAACACAAATTGCGGAGACAGAAAAGAAGCAAGACATACTAGTAAAGATATTGAAAGAAGTTACGGCTACATGCCCTAAATGTAAAATGGAGGTTGCAAAGCGCCTTTCTCAAATAACTGGAGTAGTTGAGCCTGTTATCATTGATGCGGAGGTAACAAGTGGATCTTAATTTTAATGATCTAATTGATATGCTTGATGGCGAAGAGTTTGATGAACGCCCAGTAGACCTAAGAACGTTTGTGCAAAGCCCAGATTATTTGGGCTTGCCTCCTTTATCTGAACATCAGTACACTCTTATTGAAAAGAGTTCGCAGATTTATAAAGAGTCTACACTGGTTAAACTATTCGGAGAAGACGAAGGCGTCAGAATGTTTAAGCAAACAGCCAACGAAGTTGTTGCTCAACTAGGTAAGGGCTCTGGAAAAGATTACTGCTCTACAATATCAGTAGCATACATAGTATATTTATTGCTATGTCTTAAAGATCCAGCAACATATTATGGAAAACCTCCTGGAGACTCAATTGATATTATCAATATTGCAATTAACTCACAGCAGGCAAATAACGTATTCTTTAAAGGATTTAAAACACGAATAGATAAGTCGCCATGGTTTACTGGAAAGTATGAAGCGAAGGCTTCTGAGATGAAGTTTGATAAAGCCATAACAGTACACTCTGGTCACTCTGAAAGAGAAGCGTGGGAAGGGTATAACGTTATCGTTATTATCCTTGACGAAATTTCAGGATTTGCCACAGAGAACACAAGTGGGCACGAGCAGGCTAAAACTGGTGGAGCTATATATGACATGTATAGAGCGTCAGTAGACTCACGTTTTCCAGATTTTGGTAAAGTAATTCTTCTTTCATTCCCTAGATATAAGAACGATTATATTCAGCAAAGATATGACGATGTTGTTGCAGAGAAAGAAGTTGTAACTCGCACTCATCATTTTAAGTTAGACGAAGATCTTCCAGATGGAACAGAGGGCAACGAGTTTGATATTGAGTGGGAAGAAGACCATATCATTTCATATAAGTATCCTAAGATGTACGCTTTAAAAAGACCGACCTGGGAAGTAAATCCAGTAAGAAAGATTGAAGACTTTAAGGTTGCATTCTACAAGAATGCCACAGATGCACTAGGAAGATTTGCCTGCATGCCATCTGATGCAGTAGACGCATTTTTTAAATCTAGAGAGAAGATTGAGAATGCATTTAAAAACACAGCATTAGCTGTAGATAATTTTGGAAGGTTTGAAGACTGGTTTGCCCCAGATCCAGATAAAGAGTACTTCATACACGTCGACCTTGCACAAAAGCATGACCACTGTGCAGTGGCAATGGCACACGTAAAGAAGTGGGTCAACGTTAAAGTAACAGATACATATTCTCAACCAGCTCCTATAGTTGAGGTAGATGTTGTTAGATATTGGACTCCAACTCCAGACAAATCAGTAGACTTTACAGAAGTAAAAGACTACATATTGTCTTTGAGATCTAAGGGGTTTAAGGTAAGAGTATGTACATTTGATAGATGGAACTCTCACGATATGATGCAGCAACTAAAACAATATGGAATTAATACAGAGACTTTATCTGTTGCTAAAAAGCATTATGACGATATGGCAATGGTTGTGGCAGAAGATAGATTAGACGGCCCACACATACCCTTGCTAATAGATGAATTGCTTCAGCTTAAAATCATGAGAGATAGAGTAGATCACCCTAGAAAAGGATCAAAAGACTTAGCTGATGCTGTATGCGGTGCTATATTTAATGCTATTAAAAGAAGCAGGCCTTCTAATAATGAAGAAATAGATATTCATACATATAGCTCCCTAAAGTGGGACAGGCAAGAAGAAGATGACACAATTGTTACAAACATGATAAGAGCCCCAAGAATGCCTCAAGCCTTATCAAATGCACTAGAAGGAATGGAAATAATATGAGCGTATATCAAGATCGGGCTAAAGAATGCAAATGTTGTGGAAAGCATGTACCTTTGCCTACCACATTAAAAGAATATCAAGGTGTTATATTGTGCCCAACTAGTTTTGCAAATGTTGTAGAATATAAACGAATTTGGAAATCAATTGGAAGCAGACCCAATGGAAGCATAAGAAAACATTTTTCTGATTATGTTCAACAAGTGGTTGAAAGCACTATTGACAAAAATGAGGACGGAACGTTATAATAAAACTAGGCAACAGTAGCTTAGTTGGTTAGAGCCCCGAACTCATAATTCGGTAGTCGTAGGTTCAAGTCCTACCTGTTGCACAAAAGGAGAGCAGAAACTTTAGCTCCAGAATTATGGCAGTCTCACACAGAATATGTAAATAGATCCTTGATGGAATTGTATGAAGAGGGCCTGGTTGAAATAGAGTATGACGAAAACCTAGAAGCAACTATTCATTTAAGTCCAGAAGGACGCAAGATTGCAAGGGAAAAGGGCCTGATCGATATGGATATTGATTGGGATATTCCGAACGACTAGAATATGATATAATATATTTAGGTCGCCGTAAGGGGCCTAAATAAATTAACTTATTCGCTTGAAGGAGGAATAAAATGGTAACAACATACACATGGGATCTTTTCAAGGATCCCTTTTTCATTGGATTTGATAGAGCTTTAGATACATGGAGCCACG